CTTCTGTTTGACGAGCAATTTGTTTGTATGGGATTGGAACGCCAGGGTTGGTTTGTCTAAATGCGTTCACTTGGAACTCAAATAGATCATTCATTTTGTTGTTCTTGATGATCTTATGCTCATCATCTTTGCTTGAAAACAAGCTTGCAACATCTGGCACACCAGACACACGGCGCAAGTAACGCAAAGCATCTGCCTTTTCCTGATTAAACCCTTCCAGTAGTTTGCTGTTCAAGCGCACATACTGTGGGCCACTCATGCCAGATCGCATTGCAATACGCTTTAGTTCTGCTGGATCTGTAATGTTGCCAAACACAATCTGTGTCTCAATATTGGCATACGCATATGGATCACCATCCTTTGGCTCAGGACTTAAGTACTTGTCCAATTGCTCCATTGAGAAGATGCCCATTTTTGCCACTTGCAAAGCAATGTCTTCCTTGCGTTTTGTTGACGTACCCTTCTGATGAAACTCAATCATCAGAGTATTTGCATCAGATTCTTTGCGGCGCTTATCTTCTTTCAAAGCATCTTCATTGTTTGTTCTGCGATCTGCAACAGCTTGCATTACACTTTTTGAAACATCATCAAGCGCAGTTCTGTCAACAGCATATAAGTCTTGAGCAATGTGAGTTAGATTACCAAGCCGTCCATTTCTAAGATCATTTAATGTTTGTGTAACGCTGGCTGGCGTAGCAATATTTGCATCAGATGTTGCAAGTTTTGTCAGTACATTTATTTTTCCTTGGCGAACAGCTTTGTCCCAATCTGCTTGCATGGCATTGCCTTTTTCAAGACCACCAATGGCAGTACCAACTTGACCAAGCTTCAATCTAATTGCTTCAAGTTTTACATTTGGTGATCTTGGCTGTCCACTGTCATCTAACTCAAGTGGCGCTTCCAGCGTAGGCTCAAGAACTTTAATCTCGTTGAACAGTGCCTGTTGAAGTGTGACTACATCTTGCTCACGCTTGCGCTTTGACTCAAGCTCAAATCCCTTTGCCATGATCGTGCTGGCATGCATTCCCATGGAACTGACAAACTTCAGAGCAGCTTCACCATCTTCTTTGCCAAGCACACGACTGTATCCATCAGTCACGCTTTTCATTTTGGTAGCGGCATCTTTGACGGACATCTCGTTATTTACAAGCTTGTCATAGATCAAGTTGTACTCGTTCTTTGCTTCTACTTCAAAGCGACCAGACAATTCATAGCTACGAGCTTTTTGCAATGCAACATCGTAAATGCTGAAACCTTTGCCAAGCGACAGGTCAACAGGAATTCCATTCTTTGCCGATTCAATTTGTTGATCAGTGACACGGTAGTTATTAAAGTAATCATTCAACGCCTGTTCTTGGGCTTTCTTGCCAGCCTGCTCAAACAATGCACCACTCATGCGATCAAGCACCTGACCCAACGTGCCAGCAGTTTGTGCATGCGCTCTGAAGCCAATCTGATCCACAGCCTGTGGCTGGATCTGTTGCATAGGTACATTACCAGCACTACGCAGTTGGATCTGTCCTGATTCAATTCTTGTAGCCATTACGATGCTTTCTTAGGTGGTGTTGGCGCATAAGTCTTGGCTAAGTCCATGCCGCCTTTGAGCAATGTGTAACTAGACAAAAGGTTACCCTGTGTACGAGCCGCACTTGCCGCCATCTCATACTGACCAGCTTGACGTTGTGCTGAAAAGTTGTTCAGAAATGTTTGATACTGAGTTGACTGAATCATGGCGCTTGCATCTTCAAAGCCAAGCACCTTGGCTGTCAAAGCATTTAAGTCAGCAATGCCAACGTCACGCATGGTTGCCGCAACATTCTCACGAGCCACGCCAGCAAATGAACCTTCACCGACAACTACACCGCTTGCCGCCGCCCTTGCCCGAATAGATGCATTGGTTGCTCGCATATTTTTCAGCAATGAGTTACCAGCAATCTGGTAGTTCATGGCCTCGTTTTCTGCCTTTTTGAGAATACGACCAGCTTGGATCTCTGCGTACTGGTTGTCCATGTCTGAACGAACACCAGCAATAGCCAAGTTGTCTCTGGCCTGCACCATGTAGCCAGTTTGCTGATTGATAGCCGCAGCTTTTTGGGCTTCTGATTGACCATAAGCCGTTATGAATCCTGCCGCTGCTTCGTAGTTTGTTGCCATTTTTTATGTCCCTGGATGTACTGCCACCCTGTAGTCCAAGCCAAGCAAGGTCATCTTCAAGGGTAGGTTTTGTTGTACTTCAATGGATTGTTCTCTACTGTAGCCAAGTACGCCATTCACACGTTTAACGCCAGTAAATGTAGGCTCAGGGTCATCAAGCAATGCGTTGTCAAACAACCTAAAAGCCACTGGCTGATTGTTGATAATCAGGTGCTGTGTGTCTTTCACAATTGGACTGATCTCGACAATGCGCTTCTTGAACGACAAGCGAGATCCAGTCTGCAACTTGACCTCAACAGGCATAGTCTTGACGTACACAGTGATTGGCAAACCAACCTCATAAGCTGTTGTGCTGGCACGATCAAACGTCACAGAACCACCACCGCTGACAGTCTCATTGGACTGCACTACACCATCTGTGATCACGTTCAACGCCTTGCCAACGTGAGGCAAACTGCTGGCGCTTGCCGCAGCACCGCCAATGAATGCGCAATCTGTGAACAATGTTTCTGTGAACAACTCAACAAAATACCTGTCGACAGAATTGAATGTTCGCTTGGTGACTGTGTATATGTTTGTGATATCTACGCCAACGTCCAAGAATCTGCCATCGGTTGTGAACTCAGATGGGCTTGTGACCTGCTGTGAGCGCATAACGCTGAATGCCGCCATACTGCCATCTTGCGTATTGGTCATCAACAGCAAGTCAGCATCTTCAGTACTTGACGCACGGCGCAAGGCAATACGCTCAGGATTCTTCAGCAAATGACCAGAGAACAGCGAGATGCGTTGAGTGATGTAGGTCAACTGAGTGTCAGAGAACACAAACTCGTTGAGAGACTTGCCTTGGCGCTGGATGTACACAGAGCCAGAGTCAACAGATTGAACACGAGTGCCAGGCTTGATGCCGTTTCTGCTGACGTTCTTAAATGTGAATGTCAGCGGAGTGATTGGGTCAGTGCCAGCTTGTGGAACAAAGAACTCACCGCCAGTGGTAAACACTTGGAAGTCACGAGAACTGATGATGTCAGTGATCACGTTCAAATCATTGGTGTCCAGCGTGGCTTCAACCGCATCATCATCCAATGACTCTGTTGCAGCAAAGTCAAAGAACAGTGCAATCTTGCTACCCCAAACAGTAGATGGGCGTGACTTGGAGCCACCAAAGTACAGGCGACCTTCATGGAAAGTCACTGTCCGAGGCCATCCTTTTCCAGCAGACCACACATCTTCATAGCCAGACTCAAGCTCCCAACTACCACTTGCAACTGCTGCTGTGCTGAAGAATGGGTATTCTGTGATGGCGCTGACAACAGTAGTGCTGGTGTACGCCACAATCCTTGCCCGACCCTGTGGACTCACATTCACATATTGGTTAACGCTACCTGCGCTAAATACGCCAGCAGATGCCGTCAATGTTATGTTGCCAGAAACAGCACTGGGTGTCAGTGTTGCCGCTGGGTTGGTGGTGGTCAGCGTGAAAGCATATTTAGGGATGCTGTCAAATGTGATCGATGAAGCTGTCCACAAAGAATCTGAAGCGCCACGCACAATCTTGACTGGCTGTAAATCTGGGTGGACAACGATCAGCGTATCGGCAGACTGAGTCCAGCACATGTCGTCAACCATGCTGGATGTAACTGTAGTGGTCAGGTAATTGTTGCCAGTGCCATTGATATTTGCAATGACAGCACCAGCCTTGATGATGTACATGCGTTGATGGGTAAAGCACAGCATGTAGCTGTCGTCCACAGAAAACTGGAACGGCACAAGGCGAACACCATTGCCTGCTGATGGTGTACTGCTGTTGGGAAGCTCTAGGATATGCTTTAAGCCTGGCCTACGGCGCAATCCACCTTGGGGTTGGATCAGTACGTTTGTCGCCTTTGCCAGCGCATTTGCATAGGTAGCCAGATCCACCCTTGCACGGAGCAAAGGATCAAGCTCTCCTGTGGAAAAGTTGGTGGTAACGTCAACAAACCGTGCCATCAGTTCCTCACTGCAATCAGGCTATAGTCTTCCATCACCCGCACTGGGTTGTTCTGTCCGTCAATTTGCATGGCTGTGCGGAAGTACCCGCCACGACCATTCTCTGAAATATCGCCAACTGCAACACGTTGCCAGTATTGGGCTTTGTCTGTTTGTTCGGTAATGGGCATTGCCAAGTGCCAAGACATCATATACTTGAGCAGTTGAACAAAGTATTGGGGCATGGCAAATTCGCCAAGGCTGTATTGATAGTCAATGTAGACGCTGGTCAGGTTGGTCATCAACACATCGCCGTGGATCTCCCAGTCCTTTTGCACAGGACTGCCAGGGTTGGCTGAGTTGTAAACAGCACGAGGGTTGGAGATTTTGTCGCCAGGCAGTTGATACTGGTACTTCCACACGGAAGTTGGGTTTGTCAGCAACTGCGCTAATTGAACCTTTTTAAAACTAAATGTCCACGGATAGGTGGCAAGCGTAGAGTCTCTGATGTCGCCATACAAGCGATCACAAGTACTAGACTCATCAGTACCGTCATTGAAAGAAGTAATAGCCTTGGCTCCCAGCATGATCAATGCATCTGAGCAAATTGAAATACCTGTATCGCCTGCTGCCATATGCGCCTTTCAATGTAAGAAAAGCCACCCTCCGAGAATCCCCAGAAGATGGCTTACTCAGTTGACTACTGATTAATCAGTGTCAGTTGCAGTAACGGTCACACCGTCAGTGATGTCAACCACAGTACCTGTGTTTGAATTCACATAAGCGGTAGACATTACAGGAGTGCCACCAGTTGCCGAGTAGCAGAAAATCAAGTCGCCAACCTTGAGGATGGAAGCCACTGCATTGAAATACCCAGAAACACGGATGGCGCTTTGAGCGTCAGTGCTGGTGTAGGTATAGATAGCAGGAGCAGAACCAGCCTTGGATTGACCGCCGATTGTGTTAAAGCCTGTAGCTGAAAATGCCATGTTGTTCTCCTAGATTAAGTTTCACGGCAGGTGATCTTGACGATACCTTCATCGTCAATGGCAATAGCGCCAGCACTGAAGACTTCGTTCACCAACCAAGAGGTCTTCTCAGCGATGTAGTTGATCTCAGTACGCATGGCAATACCTTCTGCATAGCCCACTGCATCCTTGTGGAATGCAAAGCAAGTACGATCCAAAGAACCGTCAATTGCCAAGCCACCTTCAGAGCGGTCACCCAACACATGGAATGTGAATCCCAAGAATGTGTTGATGTCGCCTTGCACCAATGCTTTCACACTGTTGAAGTCGGAGCTGGTAACGCTGGTTTCAGACAGCAAGTTGGACAAGCCATTTGCGTGGATGATGATATTGCGACCATCAGGTGGCACATTACCTTTGTCCATCAAACGCTTGGCTTCACGCAGTTTGGCTACGTTCATGTTGGTGGTTGCACCACCGATGCTGTTAGCAACAGTCAAGCTGGTAGAAGAGCCAGCCAATGCGTCCAGAACCATTTGGTCTTGACGGCGGCCCATAGCGCCAGCAACAACTTGCACCAATTCTTGGCGCTCGTCAAAGTTGACTTTAGCTTGAGAGAAGATGTCGCTGTACTCAGCAGCGTTGTAATCAGCCAACGTACAAGTGACGGTGCTGAATGCTACGTTCAGAGGGGTGACATCAGTTTGTGGAACACGAGCAGTGGCAACACCACGACCCACTTTAGGGAACTTGACAGTAGAACCTTCGACTCCTCGACGCTGGCGAACCGCTGGAACCAGCATTGCCTTACCTTGGTAGGCTTGCTTGACTTCCGCATCGAACAGAGTAACAAAGGCGTTGGATAGAGAAACGCTCATTTGAATACCTCATTAAGTTAATTGATCAGGGTTCTCGCCACGGTAAGCCTGAGAGTCAGGGCCATATGCTTGCTGGTTAAGCCAGCCAATCTACAGCATCCACTGCGGTTAAGGGTCTGTTGCCAGATATGCCTATGCTTACATTATATATATCACTTTTAAACAACTGTCAACACTTATTTAATCTAATATCTATAAATGCCCTATGGTGAATGTTGGAGCAAAGCACAGCCTTACCGTGGTCAAAACCAAAGTTCGCCTGTGCTTCGATGTATGCCCTACGGAGCCATGCCATCGCATCACACTGAACAGACTTGCAGTCATTGCTGACCTACCACCTGGCTCTATTCTTAGCCCACCATCCCCGCTTTGGCTTGCCGTGTAACAGGGTTATTTAACAGGCAACCACTGACGTACCGCATTGCCTGCGAGTCAGAAAAGCAAAAACCCTCTGGTTCCAGCTTTCCACATTGCGGCGTGTCCCAAAAAGGGATAGAAAGCTAGAGCCAAAGGGTTCTAAATGTCTTGCCGCAATGCTTGACGGATCAGAGTATAGACGAAAAAAAGCCCCCACGCCAGTCGGGGCAAATGGCAACTGCTTGCCTTGGAGATTCTACTTGAATGTCGCTTGGAACATCTTTTCAACCTTCTGTCTGTAGGCAGGGTCAGTCTTGTACTTGGGATCTTGAACCATTTGGTACAGCTCATCCTTGCTGGAAGAGCCAGGCAAAGGTGCAGACTCAATTGGAATCCTGCCCTCATAAGACTCTCTGACCTTCATCAAAGCCCTGATGCCACGAGCAGTACCGCCCATGATCTTGAATTCTTCAAAGTCATCAGGTGACCATACACCCTTGTTGACCAATCCCCTAGCCCAGGTCACCATGCCGTCTACCATGGCTTTCCCATTAGGGCCAAGGGCTTTCAGCTCCACCGCTGGGTCTACCATATCAGCGCCCATGATCTCTTGCGCTTGGGTTTGCAGATTGCCTACCAAGTCGTCAAATGCCGCTTGGGATAAGCCATTTTCCTTTGCCCAGTTGGTCAGGGTTGTGGCAATTGGATTGGCTTCAGCATTGTCGCCAAAGAGTTTCATGTCGTAATTACCGTCTGCTGGCGCTTTATGCTTGCCTTGGCTGATTTGCTTACGCAGATCTGACCAGCTCTTGGCAATGCCTTCTAGATCAGGCTCGTTGGAGTCTTTCTTCCAGAAGTTCTCAGGCCAGAAGTCAGGACGCTCTAAGGGATCATCTGCCCCTGTAGGCGCTGTACTGGTAGCCGCAGTGGTGTCAGATCGATGTTCGATCTCTACGGCTTGTGGGTTTGATGGAGTGCTTTCATCAGTCACTTGCACATTGTCCAATAGGCCGCTGGATGCGGGTTGGTCAGTTGCTGTGTCGGTCATATTTTCCTTGCTTGTTGAATCCGTGCTTCAATTTCCCTCACTACGTTCCTTTGCCCTTCAGCAAAGTAGGCATGCGATGGGTCTGTGCCTGGCACGGCGACAGGTACATTCACATACATATCCTTCATCCACTGGAGCAGCTTCAAGCCGTCCTCAGTGCCAAAGACCCGCAGGGTAAGTCTGGCAAGGTCTTCCCTTCTTTGCTCGACTTCCCTGACATCCGTAAGCTGTCCTATGGACTCTAGTTCTTCCCAACTCATTTGGCAGGAGGTTTGCCAACCTCAGACTCGTCAGCAAACGGAGACTTGCCAAGTTTCAACCTTGTTGTGGCATGTTCATACGCTTTGTCCATGATTGATGGCGGCATGTTTTGGAAGAAATTCTTGGATTGCACATCAGTTTTAAGCAAGTAATCCAGTTCTTTTTTGTTCAAAGATGGAACAATCAATGGGATTTCCATTTCTTTGCCATTGATGCCAACGCCAACAGATATCTCTGTTGAGACATTACCGTCTGGGCGTTTGAGTTCACCAAAGAACCCCATTCCTTTTGGCGCTCCATCTGGTCTATTTCCATAGTCCATTACATTGCTCCTTCTGGTGCTGGCAAGGCTCCCTGAGCCTGCATAGCCATCTGCTGTTGCTGTGCCATAGCCTGCTGCATCTGCTGGTTCTGCATGTCTTCCATCAGCACAGCACGTTCAGCCTTGGTATTCCTGACCGCTGCGGGTACACCCAGCTTGTCAGCCAAGTAATCGACCAGCACATCACCCTTGATAGCCAACTGACCATCTGTTCCAAGCCCTTGTGCAATCTGCATGAACTGCATGATGGCATTGACCTCTTCCATGTTCTGAGCCATAGCCAATGGAGCCACAGGCACAACCTTGACCTCCAGCCCATTTACACGCAAAGGCATATCGATCAAGCCACGCTCGTCCATGACCTCAAGAATCTTGGCAACCAGCGGGATCATGGTTTCATTGATCAGACGACCAAAGGCTGAACCCAAGTTCTGAGCCAGTTCCTTCATGCGCTCAACAATCTCAGTAGCAGATCGGGCGCTCATGTTGTCTGGTGGCAACGATTCATCCAGCAAGATGCGCTTGATGTTTTGCACCATGTCGTTGATGATCAATTGGCTGACGTTGAAGTCACCTGAGCGGGGTAATGCCAGCAAAGCAGGGCCTTGTGGCCCACCATTTCGGGCAACTGGGATGATTGCGCCAGGGACGATCTTGACCGTATTGGGATTCAACACCCCATCATCTGCCGCTGTATATACACCAGCCACAGCCAACGATGCGTTCTTGAGCAACAGCTCCTTGGTCTTGTTCAGTGTCTTGATGTCTGGCAGTGCAGTAATCAAAGGCCCACGACCATAGATCTCACCAGCCACCTTCATGTATCGGCTGATCACCCATGGCGACATCTTGCGGCGGCGGTAGACAATCTCGTTCTTGCTGACACGGTCAATCACATGGTAGCAATAGTCACCACGGTTTGCGTCATAGATGGTGGCTTCCAGCAGCTCAATCTCGTCTGTTGGCTTGTTCTCAATGCGGCGTTGCATCTCTTCTGGAATCTCAGCATCAGACCATTGGCGCTGGATAGCCTCACCCTTCATGCGCATGCGGCGGTAGACGTTGTCGACCTGACCATTTGCGCCTTCTTCGTAGCTGACCAAGAAGAGTGGAACAGGGATGAAGTTGATTGGATTAACATCATCGCCAGGCTGAACCATCATGCAAGCCGTACCCACAGCCAAGTCCAGTAAGAACTCACCAATGGCAATGTCAAAGTTGGACTGCTTCAGGACGGTAAACATCTCATCAGAGTACTGATCAAAGATGGCTTGTGCCTGAGCTTTTTTGTCAAATGGAATCTGACTGCCAGCTTCCAGCTTTGCCCACTTGCGTTGAGGTGGGAACACGACAGACTGCAAGCGATTGGCAAACCGTTGGGTAGAGTTGATGGCAGTAGAGTCAAAGACTCGTTGCATCTTCTTAGCGCCAACAGAGCCACCTTCCCACACACCGTATAACTGGCGTTGTGGCAGGGCAAACTCATATGCGTCTTGATAGAGTTGTTGGAATTCGTCCTTCTTTGTCTGCGCTATTTGCTGGCGCTTCAAGATTTGCTCAGGACTGAGGCGCATGCCGCCAGGTGCTTTTTTATCGTATTCCATGATTTTCCTTTATTCGTACCATTCCAATGTCATAAATGCGGCGTGACTTGTACCATTCACATTTGTTAAGCGGAACAAATAATTCGTCAATGGTTTCAGTACATATTCAAGTGAGCCAGCAGTACCACCAGCAGACTTTTTGCCAACACCGCCGGGAATGATCTGTGCATCAAGTTGAGTTCCAAGTGATGTGATGGTTGGATTGATGACCATTGCAACTTGGCTTGGATTGCTGTCAGCGTAGTTGCGATTTCGGTTGATAGGGGTGAATGATGTGCCACCAGTCGTTGCCGTTCCTTCGTAGACGTACAACTCCGCATCACCCAAACACAATCCATTAAGAGTCAAATGCGGAAACACGCCAGCAGGTGAAGCCAACACAATATTGATGCTTGCGTTTGCTGCCAATGGCGCAGAGTCTGGTGCGAGCTTGTACGCAAAGAATGCTCTTCCATCGTGATTGCGTTGGTGGTTGACATCAACAACAATGACAGGCGCATCAGCGCCAGCAATTACTTGCTCACCAGCGTTGTTCTTGTGGGTCAGCGCAACAAACTGCGCCTTTTGGTTTTGTGACTCACGATTAACTAGCAAGGTTGCCATCAGTCATCTTCCATTTCGTCACTGATCGGGCCACCAACCAACCATGCATCACATGTGCGGCTATCGGCACACTTGAAATGCAACAGTTCGCAATAGCCAAGACCAGCCGCTTCCACAATATCTTCATCGTAGCCAGCTTCTTGCTCAGGACGCTTTGCCTCAATCCCAGCTTTGATGCAATCGAGCATTTGGCTGGTGACGATAAACGCAGCGCAATTGCCGCAACGCATACCCATTGCTTCTTCGACTGAGGTGTTGAGCATGATTGACTTACGGAGCCAAAAGACTTCGTTGTTTTTCATGTCGTTTGGATTGGCAGGGCCATATCCATAGTGGGCAAAGGCGTAGTTACGAGCCTTCAAGTTCTCTGCCAAGTCTTTGGTTGCAATCGGGCAAGAGTATTCTTCTTCGTTCTCTTCCAATTCAACGTCAGCCAGCATGGTGCGTTCGGTTGCCATCACTTGCCCTTTTGTTTGACACCAGCTTCAGACATGGCAATAGCCACGGCTTGCTTTTGATTGGTTACCTTATCGCCACTGGAGCTTTTGAGCTTGCCAGCCTTGTACTCACGCATGACCTTGGCGACCTTCTCTTGCATTTTTGTCTTGCTGTCTTTCATTTGTTTTCCTTTGCTGCTGCCATGTTGTCTACCAAGTTGGGATATGGTCTACCAGCTTTAGCGGCACGGCGCATGGCGTTGCGTTTCTCAACTGGAGAGAGCGGCTTAGACTTTCCTAAGTCCTTTGGTCTTGGCTTGTCCCAAACTTCTTTCATGGTGTTGCTCCACCAAGTAATGGTCGTGTTGCTTTGCGAGAGACAGCACCAAGCCTAGCGGCTTTTCTTTCACCAACTTCACGCTTAAATGTTTGTTCTGCCATAACTTGTTTTTCTTTAAATGGTTCTGGGTTGAACTCACCAACAACTGGCTTTACTGGTGCAGTTGGTGCAGTTGGTGCAGTACCAGTAAATGGTGTAGGAGCAGGATTGAGTTTTTTAACTGCATCAAGTTCTGGTATTTTTCTACTTCCTTGCCTAGTTGGTACATCTATCCAACCCATAACAGTTTCATATTTACTTTGAATTTCAGACAAATTGGTATACGACTTTCCTTCAATTTCATATCTAAATATTGGCACATTAGTGCCGACATCTATCATTTGTTCGCCAATTTTTATTCTATTAACAGGTATGGTTGTGTAAGTTGGTCCAGCTTTTTCAAAAGCTTGCAGTTTTGCTTGATAGTCGCTAAGTTGTTTTCTATATGACGATGCTTCACCTTCATAAGTAGCATACTTTTTTTGGTATTCAGAAACAGCGCTTTCATACGGAGCCATTTTTGAAACAACATCTTTTTCGTACTGACCGTAAGCAGATTCTTGCTCACCAGTGACGGCAGCAATTTGTTGTTGGTATTGTTGTGCAAGACGACCAATGTCAGATGTACTGCGTCTTGCAGCCATCTTTTTTTGATACATTGTTGCCATTACTGCACCATCATTCCTGAGCCAAGGGTTGTTGAGCCAATGCCAAGCTCAGAATCCATGCGCTCTTGAGACAACAAAGATCTACGACCACCACGAGTGCGAGCCTTCAGTGCAGATGCTTCTGATGCGGCGGCTTTACGGCGCTCTTCTTCAGCGGCAGCTTGCACTTCTTTTGCTTTTGCTTCCATAGATGCTTTGTTTTCGCCATATTGCAATTGAGCAGTTTCAAACTGTTGCTTTGCAAGCTTGGCTTGTTGTTCAAGTGAAGCACCTTGCTTAGAGTATTCAAGAGTTTGCTTTGCAAGTTCTGCCCTCATGGCAGCGGCATCTGCTTGCTGTTGCATCAATGCTCGTGTTTGCTGATCTTCAGCACCTTTTCTTGCTCGTTTTGCTTCGTTTGCTTGATACAAACTTCCACCAACAATGGCTAATGCAATCAATGGCATAACTAACTCCTTATTA